TCGCCGTTGGCATCATATATTGAAGCAATAATGCGTTCAACCACACCCAGTTTCTTGACCTTGGCTGGGCTGGTAATCCAAATAGGAAGTTTAAATGTTAAAGTGGCAATATCAATAGGATTGTCGGTTCCTACGGGCACAGTGCGACTTGACCAGTTTACATTGTCCAAATACAATACACTCAAACTGGTCCAATCTAAAAAGCTGTCGGTGCTTTGTATTTCTAAACTAGGATTAAACAACACCAAAATCTGTTCCAGCAGTTGCATTTTTTGATTGGTATTACTGGTCCAAATATCTAGTTTAACTGTAAGCTCAAACGGCACTGGCATCAAGCGATCTATACTGAACGCATTGCCTTGAGTGGTCTCGTAAGTGTTGGTATTTGAGTCGTAAGTTCGTTGTCTTACCTGTATGGTGTTTACAAAAGTTGGATCTTGAATTCTAGGACGATCGTATTTTAAATCTGTAATGTAAAAGGTCATCAAGGGTGTAGCCGGCATGTCACTGGCTGAATTATTTTGCAAGATAGTTTGTGCCTGGCGGCTGGCATCACCATAGCGCACCGGCACACGCACTAAGGTATCTACTGTACTACCGGGTCCCTGTCCAGCTTCGTTGGCGCCAAACTCTACACTGAAGTTAGAAAATATTCTGGCAAACTGTAAGAGGAAGCGACGAAGCTGTTCGTCATAAAAGTACTGAGCCATTATCGTCCTGGGGGTCTTGGATTAGGCGGTGTAATATTGCCACCTTGATTACCGTTGTCGGCGTTGGGTTGTAAGATTTCACTAAGACTCTGACGACTTGGAATGTTACCTTGGTCGGTAGTAGCCACGGTGTAGGTATTGTTGACAAAGCTGGCTCGTTGAGTCAGTGAGCCCTGCGCCAAATCAAGATCGGTACGCACATTGTCACTAATGGCCAACCAGGCCTGGCCGTTATAGCGGAACAGGCGATTAGGAAAATAATCTAGGCGGAAACAGTAGTCACCCACAGTGGGGTTAGGCGGAAAGCTCACACCCGGTGTAACTGGTAGACCGTTAGGAGTGTTAGTACTACCTGTTAGATATCCGGCCACATAACCAAAACTTTTAGGGCTGATTTCACTGAGCGATTGTTCGTTGTCACTATTAACAATATTTGAATTGGTGGTGACTCCTAGGCTGGCTGGTTCTCCTGCGGCATCAGTGGGTACAATATAAAATTTTACATTGTCATATCCGCTGAGTGGCACATCATTGTAGGCCTGTGTTAAGATAGCATCATTGATGGCTAGATCTTTGGGACGAGTTGATTGTATATCGCCCACCGTAGTTGGATTGGTGATCAAAGTCCAATAAGGCTGTCCAGTGTTAGGATTAACAGCATCTATAGCGGTACCCGGGGGCACATTGCCATTGGCTCTGTAGTAAGTGTTACCATCGTTAACAATGGTATTACCAGGATAAAAATTACCGTTGTCCCAGATATTTTCTGGTTCAAACGGTTGATTCATAATTTGACTGTACTCTTGTGCATTGACCAAAGGAGTGGCCTTGACCCGCCACAGGTGTGGCAACCAGGTTTGACTAAAACCTTCTGATGCAAAGGCTGCATCTTGGATCACATAGTATCTAGGAAGTGCTCTAGGTATACTAGTATCTAAAGGATTATAGTCTCTTAGATTTGGAAATTCTAATACATCACCTGACATGAGCTTACGACCAAAAAAGTCAATCATGTTGTTATAGTGGAATGTAATAAAAAGAGTATCGTTATTTAGGAACAGGCCAAACTGACTTAGGTCAAAATCAATGTCTTGCTGACGATACACACCACGCATGATAAAAATATCTGGATCATACACACGGTCACGATTCTCCAACAACAACAAGTCTTCAATAAACAAAGGATTTGTCGAATCATAATTGGGTATAGTGGCATCATTGTTGCCGTTGTCGGTTCCAGCTCCCTGGGGACCCAGATACTTGTGTACGTAGATATCGAGCCCGCCAACAGTGTATTGTTCGGCTATGGTTTTATCCAGAAACTGATAATCTGAGGTTCGATTGGGACGGTATAGCGACAATCTTGGCATAGTCATGTATTTATGGGCTAGATTGACTACTAATTCAAAAGCCAGTATAATTACAAAATGGACGACTTACTTAAACGCCTAGATCTAGCTGAAAAAGCCATAGCCACAGTCAAAAACAAAATAGCCCGCAGAGACCTACTCAAAATGGTCAAAGCTGTAGATCGTGCCATGGTGGCCGCAGATCAAGAAAGTGTAGAATGTCGCCGTAATCGTAAAGAAACATCACGCTATCGAGAACTAGTAAAACAAGTGGATGAACTACTAACCAATTTGGAACAGCATATCACCTTTGCTAATCTAATAGGTTGACCATTGATTAACTTCACTATAAAATACAAATTATGGCTAAATCAAACGAAATTAAAAGACTGAACCCCAAGGGTGCTGAATTCAAATATGTGGGTCCGGAACCCGAGTGGCGGGTACAACCTACCAGCGAAAATCGACTCAGCTTGTTGGCCAAAGCATTCCAGTGGTACAACTATCACTACGGCAAACGAGATGCTAAGGACATGCTATGTCAATATTTAGAGATCAATCACAGACCCAAGGATGCTAAACTAATGCGTGGTATTCCAGATAGCCAAATTCGCCTGACACCGGCCTGGGCCTGCCGTATGACCTTGATTGGCTTAGAATTAACTGAACATGAACAATGCATTGTAGATGATCAAATCAGCGCCATGCTCCGAGCCAAGCAAGAGATTAAAAAGGCACAGACCGAAGTTGACGCCGATGCCGCGGTGGCCAAGCTGACAATCCAAGATCATCTGCGTGAAAAGATTAGTGAGTGCTGTGGCGAACTGGAGGGCATGTTTGATGATTTTATTGTGTCCGGAGCCAAGATGTCGGCCGACTTTAAACCCATTGCACTTATGCGAGGGATGAATGTGAGTCCCAACATGATTTCAACTGTGAGTCGCGTATGGGAGTTGCGTTTAGCAGAATTTAATGAAGTTTTAGAAGGCAAAGATGGTGATCTAGTCGAAGGCTATAGTCATCTCACAAAACTACAGTTAAAAAATTGTGTTAAATTTTGCGAAACAGTGATCAACGATTGCAACAGTTATGTACAGCTCAAAAAAGTAGAGCGTAAACCGCGTGCTAAAAAAGCAGTCAGCCCAGAAAAACTTACCCGTAGCTTCAAGTTTATGAGGGAATTTGCAGAACTCAATCTCAAATCAGAACCAGTTACTAAACTGGTTGGAGCTACAGAAGCTTGGTTGTATGATACTGCTAAACGCAAGTTGATACATGTGATGTCGGACAGTCATATTGGCACATTTACTGTCAAGGGGTCGGCTATTGTGGGATTTGATGCACTGACAACTGTGCAAAAAACTCTTCGTAAACCAGCTGAACAGATCAAGGCAGTGATTAGTGGTGGCAAACCCGCAGCCCGTAAAGCATTTGCCGAGATCAAAGCCACAGAAACCAAGTGGAACGGTCGCGGTAACGATAATTTGATTGTGCTTTGGGCTTGGTAATCTGCTAAATACTAGGAACTGGAGTTCCTAATGGGCATTGAATCCGAAAACAGCTTAGATACACTCAAACAAGAATTATTTGATTATGTCCAATATCAATTGGGCAGTGAAATAATTGATATTGAATTGGATGCAGAGCACTTTGAATCTGCTTACAGAAATACCATTGGTACCTATCGTCAGCGGGCACAAAATGCCTATGAAGAAAGTTATACTTTTATGGAGCTGGTTACCAATGTCAACATCTATACCTTACCACAAGAAGTACAATCGGTGCGCCAGGTATTCCGCAGAACTTTTGGCGACTCGACTGGCCCATTTGCATCAAACTTTGACCCGTTTAGTCAGGCCAGTTTAAATGTATACCTGATGAATTTTAATGTGGCCGGTGGCCTAGCCACATATGATTTTTACAGTCAGTATGTGGAATTGGCCGGTCGTATGTTTGGCGCCTACATGGTTTACACCTTTAATACCACCACCAAAAAATTACAACTCATGCGAGATCCCAAAGGGTCGGGCGAATCAGTACTGCTCTGGACCTATAATTATAAACCTGAATTTAATTTATTAACAGATCCTCAAATTCGCCAATGGATTCGCAACTACATGGTCGGCAACTGCAAACTGATCATTGGCGAAGCTCGCGAAAAGTTTTCCACAATTGCCGGTCCGCAAGGTGGCGGTAGCCTAAATGGTACAGCAATGAAGGCCGAAGGTCTGGCCATCATGCAACAAGGAATTGAAGACTTGAAGAACTATGTAGATGGTTCACAGCCCTTGACCTGGGTAATTGGTTAATATTCAGTAGACTTCCCCTAAATTCTCTGCTATAATCGTAGCATGAGCTCATTAATGATTGACATAGAAGGTTTAGGCACAGGCCCTGATGCCACCATTTTGACTATTGCGGCTCAAAGTTTTGATCCGTTTGGCAAAGGTTACTATGATCGACAATACTATGCTCGCATTACACTAGAAAGCCAGCCCAATCGCAATATACAACAGGACACCATAGACTGGTGGGCCACTCAGCCTGAAGCACAGGCCGAGGCCTTTATGGAAGAAGGTCGCGTGGACCTAGATGTAGCCTTAGATAGTCTTTATAAATTAGCATGGCAACATAAGTTTATCTGGGCCAATGGCCCCACTTACGACATGAACATTTTAGAACATGCTTACAAGAGCTATGGCAAAAGCCTGCCTTGGCAGTTTTACAATGTGCGTGATGCCCGTACCATTTACAGCCTATGGCCCGAACTGCCTAAACCAGCAACCAGCCATCATGCCTTGGAAGACTGCCGCCGTCAGATTGACATGTTGCAGTCTACCTTACGACACTTGAATGTAAAGGAAATTAGATGATTATAGGAATTTGTGGATTTCAAGGTTCAGGTAAAGATACTATTGCAGATTATCTACAAAACATTTACGGATTTAAGCGCGACAGCTTTGCGGCCACTTTAAAAGATGCCGTGTCTGCTGTGTTTGGATGGGACCGTGAATTGCTCGAAGGGCGCACTCGAGAATCCAGGAACTGGCGTGAACAAGTGGATCCATGGTGGGCTAATCGTTTAAACATGCCCGATTTGACCCCTCGCTTAGTCCTACAAAAATGGGGGACCGAAGTGGCCCGTAAAAGTTGGCATGATGACATTTGGATTGCTAGTTTAGAAAATAAATTGTCTAAAGCACATAACGATATTGTTATTACAGATGTTCGATTTCCTAATGAAATTCGAGCAGTTAGAGATGCTGGCGGCATTGTAATTCGTGTAGTGCGTGGCCCAGACCCTGAGTGGTACGAGATAGCTGGACATGCAAATCGAGGACGCAAAGGGTTTCAAGAACAACTAAAAACTTACGATATTCATCCATCCGAAACGGCTTGGATTGGCACACATTTTGATGCAGTAATTGACAACAATGCAGATGGGCTTGACCCACTATTTGCTCAAGTCAAAGATCTGGTGCTAGATCTCCAGGCCTCCAAGGCAAATTTGATCGCTTGACATCCTCTACACAGTTTTGACAAATAGTTTTTAAGTTACGCACAGCACTGTTATTCATGTTGCCATCAATATGATACACCATTAGTTGTGCCGAATATTTGGCTCTGAACCCACATCTATCGCATGTGGGTTTTTTCTTGTAGCCAGATTTGGTCCAGCGAGCTTCGGGTGGTTTTTGTTTTCGTCCTCGTTTGACACAGTACTCACAGCGACTACGATAGTGTGCAATCCCATCACGATAGTAATTTACAGCACAAAATCGTTGGTTGCAAGCGGTACAGGTAGGTCTTTCCATGCAAATACTTATGAAAACCTTTGCCAAAGGGGCGCTATACACGACTCTTTTTGTCATAACCGATAAATATCTTTATTAATAAAAAGGATTTTGTTATGACCTTACTATCACCTGGTGTACAAGTTAGTGTAATTGACCAAAGTAATTATACTCCAGCCGCTTCCGGCTCAATACCATATTTCTTGATTGCCACAGCACAGAATAAAGTTTCTGGCGCCGGTACCGGAGTTGCCCCTGGAACACTAGCTGTAAATGCTAATCAGTTACATTTACTAACAAGTCAGCGCGACTTGTTGTCTACTTACGGTGTTCCGTTCTTTTACAACACCACAGCAGGTACCCCAATCAACGGATATGAACTCAACGAATACGGCTTATTGGCCGCTTATTCGGCGTTGGGTGTAACAAATCAGGCCTATGTCCAGCGTGTCAATATTGACCTGGCCGCATTGACAGCCACACTAACTCGCCCAACAGGCTCGCCTAACAATGGCACTTTTTGGTTGGATACTACCAACTCAACCTGGGGCATTAATCAATGGAACATAACAACAAGTACATTCACTAACCAGGTTCCTACGGTTATCACTACCACTGCAGATTTAGAAACAGATACTACAGTGCCTTTACAAAGTTATGGCAGTATTGGTAACTATGCTGTGGTTGCAACTTCTTTAACCAATCCAATTTACTACAAGCGTGGTGGTCCAACTACAGCACAAGCTCCGGGTTGGTTGCAAGACAGCTACTCCGCTGACGAATTATACAACAACTGGGTATTACTTGGTGGAAACGAGTGGAAAACAGCTTGGCCCGCAATCACAGGTACTACAGCACCTTCTACTTTGACAGCTAGCAATACAGTGATCATCAACGGCATTACAGTAACAGTTTCGTCCACACCAGGCGATAACACAGTACAATATCTTGTTGGTCAAATTAACAGTGCTTTAAATGGCGTTGGTGTATATGCTGCCAACATTGGTGGCAGTTTAAATCTTTATGCTGACAGCGATGCAGTTGGACTCACGGCTACGGTAACCGGTGCAACCGGCAACGGAACAACAGCCACATTGACATTTGCTGCACAACCCACAGCACCTTACGCTATTGGTGACAACATTCATGTTTCTGGAATTAATCCTACCAGTTACAATGGAAATTATGTAGTAACAGCTTGCACTACAACTTCAGTAAGTTATGCCAGCACTGCTACCGGGTCATATGTAGGTGGTGGACTAGTTTCACTCGGCTACAGCACCGGTGGTGCAATCTACATTACTGGAACAGCCCTAACTCAGTTGGGAATTACTGCCGGCGAGTACTATGCTCCTCAATACGACTTTGGTCCTAACTATGCGGCTCCAAGATGGAGATCTGGTCAGACTATGCCAGCTCCTACCGGGTCAGTATTTCAGCAGACCAATAGTGTTAATCTTGGTGCAACTTTAATTGTTAAACAATACAATACAACATTAGGAAAATTTGTACCACAAGCCTGCTCAATCTACATGGATAATGCTTCTGCAATTTATGCGTTGGATCCTACTACCGGCGGCGGCTCAATTCCAATTGGTACTACCTATGCACAAATTAATCCGTATGCTAATTCTACAGGAGCTGTACAACTACTTGAAAGATATGCGACAGGCGCCACTATAATTACAGCGGCCAACACAGCACCGACCTTTACAACAAGCTCAACTTTTACAATTTCAGCTACAGAACCAGAAACTGGAACTTATACCGATCCAGTAACAGCTACTATTACAGGAACTACGGCCGCAGATTTTGTGTCAGCTGTAAGTGCAGCCGGTGTTGAAAATGTCAGCGCATCAATCAACACCAATGGCTCGTTGGTGTTTACACATGCCATGGGCGGCGACATTATCCTGGTTGATGGTACAAATTCACCAATTGCGGCAGCTGGATTTACACCCTACACCAATTCGACAACTGCTTACAGCATCGGTTGTACCTATGTAAACTTGGTTAATTCTACCGCAGGATATCAGCTCAGTAACTGGGCTACAAGTCCAACATTCACTTACATTGCCAGTGCTAGTGCACCAGACCAAGATCCAGCAAGTGGTACCTATTGGTATTACAGCGATGCTACTGTTGCTGATATTATGATTTTGAACAATGGCATCTGGGAAGGATATCAAAATTGCGTTAATGATGTTCGTGGCTATCAGTTGAATTTGACCAATGCTACAGGTCCAATTTTTGCTACTACCGCGCCAATGACACAGACTGATTCGGCACAGAGCCCATTGCAATATGGTGACCTCTGGATTGACACAGCCGACTTAGAAAATTATCCTATGATCTATCGTTGGGAAAGCATCAACAATCAAGATCAGTGGGTACAACTTAGTAATACTGATCAAACCACAAGCAACGGTATTTTATTTGCCGATGCTCGTTGGGCACCAAACGGAACTACAAACCCAGTAACGGGGGCATTGCCTCCAATTTCTGGTCCTGGCGGCCTGATAACCAGCAACTATGTAGATTTAGATGCACCCAATCCAATGTTGTATCCAGAAGGCATGTTGTTGTGGAATACTCGCCGCAGCGGATTCAATGTTAAAACATTCGAAGCTGACTATTTTAATTCAACTACCTATCCATATCCAGATACTTTGCCTGAAGTAACCAGTACCTGGGTAACAGCTAGTGGTACTCGTGCCAATGGTGCTCCTAACATGGGTCACTGGGCTCAACGTGCCATTGTGGTCAAAGCTCTACGTGCTGGTATTGAAAGCAATACACAGGTACTTGAAAATCAAGTAAACTTCAACTTGTTGGCATGTACTGCATACCCTGAATTGGCACCCAATCTGGCTACATTGAATAATAATCGCGGCGATACAGGATTTGTTGTGGTTGACACACCTTTACGGTTGTCCCCAGCTGAAATTGTAACCTGGGCAAGCAATAACAACGGTCTAGGTGTTGCAACTGGTGATGGACTACAAACCAACAGTTCATATGCTGGTGCTTTTTATCCATCTTGCCAGACTACAGATTTGTCAGGTAACTTGGTTGTTACGGCACCAAGCCACATGATGATTCGCACAATTATTCGCAGTGATGCTGTTAGTCATCCATGGTTTGCTCCAGCTGGTTTACGCCGCGGTATAGTGGATAATGCAACACAGTTGGGCTACGTTAATGGAACAACTGGCAAATTTGTAACAACAACTGTAAATCAAAGCCTACGAGATGTGTTGTATCAACACGATGTCAATCCAATTACCTTTATTCCGGGATCTGGTATAACCAACTTTGGTAACCATACTCTGCAAGGTACCGCCACTGCAATGGATCGTATCAATGTGGCACGCTTGGTAGCTTACCTGAGAGCTCAATTAGAGCGTATCGGCAATCAATATCTGTTTGAACCAAACGATACAATTACTCGCAAGGCAATTTCGTCACAGATCAGTTCATTAATGAATGCATTGGTAAGTCAACGCGGTATCTATGATTATTTGGTTGTTTGCGATTTAACAAACAACACTCCTGCTACCATTGATGCTAACGAATTGCATGTTGATATTGCAATTGAACCTGAAAAAGCTGTTGAGTTTATCTATATCCCAATGCGAATTCAGAACACTGGAACTATAGCGGCGCAACAATCGGCATGATTGGTGCCATAAATAAAGTATATTAGGAGATAAGACAAATGACATCAGCTTCATTACTCAATATGAGTGTACCGGCAGCGGACAATAGCACGCCTACTCAAGGCTTGTTAATGCCCAAGTTGCAGTATCGCTTTAGGGCTACATTTACCAACTTTGGTATTACCTCCGCAACAGGGCCAGTTACTCAACAAGTGATGGAGTTTAGTCGTCCTGCTGTAACTTTTGAAAATATTGATCTTCCTATCTACAATAGTACTGTTAAAATTGCCGGCAAGCATAGCTGGGCAGATGTTACCTGCAAATTACGCGATGATGCTTCGGGTACTGCAAGTACATTGGTTGCCGGTCAATTGCAGAAACAATTGGACTTTAATGAACAAAGTAGTAGTCAAGCTGGTATTGATTATAAGTTTACTGTTCAGTTTGATGTATTGGATGGCGGTAACGGCACCAATGCTCCTACTGTGTTAGAAACTTGGTACTTGTACGGTGCTTACCTCCAAGGCGTAAATTACGATGCTGCCAATTACGGCAGTAACGAAGTCATGACTATTACCATGACCATTAGATTTGATAATGCAGAACAGGTACTCAGCAACGGTCAAGGTGTTGGTACAACTTCTACCGCTACTGTTCCAGGTCAGGGTCAGCAAGGTCAGCCAATAGCGACCTAATCCATGTCAAGTTTAACATCATATCAGCCTTTTCCTCCGGGTCAAGGCTTGCGTGATTATCAACATGCCTATGACACTTTTGTTAAAGGCAACTATAATCTTCTACCTCGTAACAAGTTCCTATTTTATGTTTACTTTAATGTAAACTTGAACATACCGGCCTTGGCCAACTTGTTTTCGGGTGGCAAACAATCGCAAGTGGGTATCCTGGTTAAAACAGCACAGTTGCCCAGCTACGATATAGATGTGGCCACCATGAATCAGTACAATCGCAAGCGACTGGTTCAGACCAAGATCAACTACAATCCAGCACAGATTGTGTTCAACGACGACAACAGCGACTTGATACGTAACATGTGGTATCAATACTATCAATACTACTATAGCGATCCTACTTATCAGTATGGCAACACACCGGCACAGTCAGGCGTGTTGGGTCAATTGGCCACTCCACTACCGGTGATTGGTGGCAACTACAATGTAAGCGATGTGTATTCGCCTAACAGACCAGTAGAGCACTGGGGACTCAGCGGTCAGGGTTATACCAATCCTACTTTAGACAGTTTGGCTAGTTCGTTATTAACTGGTCCAGCTAGTGGTCAACAACCATTTTTTAATGATATTACCATCTATGGTATGAGTCAAAAAACATTTGCTCAATATACCATGATTAATCCTTTGATTACTAACTGGACACACGATACCTACGATTACAGTCAAGGTAATCAGGTCATGACGCACACTATGACCATTCGTTATGAAACAGTAAAATATTACTCTGGCGACATTGGCGGAGATACGCCTAGCGATCAAATGCCAGGTTTCGCAGATCCAAGTCACTACGACACCACAAAGAGTCCGATTGCTCCGCCTGGTACTACCAATCAAGTGGTGCAGAATGGTACACTGGTATCGGTACCGCAAGGAAACAAACAGGATCTACAGGCGTTGAATACCGGACAGAATACTCTACAAAATGTAATTGGTGCAGTGGGTCAAGGGCTAGTTCCTGCTGCTTCTGGATTGTTGGGTGGACTTATTGGTTCTTATTTTGGCGCTGGAAGCACTACACAAGCATTACTAGGCGGTGTTGCTCCAGCCTTGGCTGGGGGAACACCCGAAGCAGCACAACAAATATTAAACAATTTAACCGGCGGTTTATTTGTTCCAACACCACCCGGTTTGGCCAGCCCACCATCGCCAGCTAGTATTCCAGGTCAAGCAGTTTTTAATATAGATGGCACAGTCGATGCTGGCAATCTAAATGGGTATCCCCCTGGGAGTGGTTAATTATGGGATCAGTTAATGCAATCAATAACAATATTGATCAAACAGTAAGAATATTTGATCAATTTTACAAGTATCAACAAAATGTGTCAGCGGATGAATATGATACTGTGTTGAGTTATTTTAAATCAGTATTTGGTTCTGGAGAAGCCGCTGGCAATTTCACGGTGTCGTTATTTAGAGTATCCGAACAATCAAAAATTCCAGTCATGACCTTGTTACAACAGTTGCAAGGTCAATCAGGTCCACAACTCACAGCCAGTTTGGCCTATTTTTTAAACAGTGTACGGAGTGCCACAACCTTGTTGGGAATTAATGTAGCTACACAACCCAACTACTATGTTGCTCACAATATTAGGATTTAAATGTCCAAGTTTGCACAAGGTCCCTATGTGGTCAAAAATGCTGAAAAATATGTAGGACGAGGAACACCTAGATATCGTAGCAGTTGGGAGTGGGCCTTTATGAATTTTTGTGATGGCAACGAAAACATAATTCAATGGGCATCTGAGCCGGTGCGTATTCCATATCGTAACCCAATCACGGGAAAAAATACTACTTATGTACCAGACTTTATTGTGACCTACCGTGGTCCTAACAATACTACACGAGCCGAATTGATCGAAATCAAACCAAAAAAACAAAGCATTGTTGAAGACAAAATGAATTCAAGAGATCGAGCAGTGGTAGCAATTAACTATGCCAAATGGGATGCTGCTCAGCGTTGGGCTAAAGCACATGGATTGGTTTTTAGAATTATTACCGAAGACCAGATATTCCGCCAGGGTGGATCCAAAAAGCGGTAAATATCTGCATGACTAAGAAATTGGAAGAATTGTTTGAGTTTGATAAACTTGAAGAATTTACAGAAACAGAAACTCCCAAGACAGTAGAGGAAACTCGTACTGCTATTGCGGCAATTGATACTACCATTGACAAAATTGATTCAGCTCTACCCGCGGTACGCGGTTTAGAGGCAAGTGATCAAGAAATGGACGAACTAGCTGCCAAAGCCACAACTACTTTTGATGATTTAATGGACTTGGGCATGAATGTAGATAGTCGTTATGCCAGCGAAATATTTGCTGTAGCCGGTGCTATGCTAGGACATGCACTTACCGCCAAAACAGCTAAAATGAACAAGAAGCTGAAAATGATTGATTTACAGATGAAAAAATTAAAATTAGATCAAGATCGAGGTGAAGATCCCACAGTAGAAACAGCGCACGGCCAGGTCTTAAGTCGTAATGATCTGTTAGAACGTTTGATCAACAACCGACCAAAAGATTAACGCTGCATAAATATCATATAGGGAATAAAACGATGAAAAAATTTCAACAATACCTCGCAGAATCAGAAAGAACTTACAATTATCGCATCAAAGTTGTAGGTGATACACATCCAACTTTTTTAAAAGAATTGGAAAATAAACTCAAACAATTTGATATTGTTAAAATTTCTACCCCAAAAACTACGCCTGTACAATTAAAACCTGCAGACTTTCCTGCATATGACAATGACCGTGTGACCCATGTGGATGTGGAATTTCGTTATCCAGCAATCGAACCACAGATTCGACAACTAGCACAATTATTGGGCATTGATCCTAATCGTGTACGCATGTTAACTGTGCCTTACGAAGACGGTATGACAGACGAAAAGGTCAAGATTGAAGACCAAAACAAAGATCTATTGACTGACACTGACTATCCTGCTGATGATGCTGAACAAAAGGCCTTAAAGAAAGACTATTCAGCTCCTTACGATGAGCATGCAGTATTAAAAAATACCTACCGTAGTGATTTTACTGTGGCTGGCGGCAAGACACCTCCTGCTAAAACTACAAACGATCTGCCAATGGGCAACATGAGTCCTATGACCAAAATGCATCGTAAACCCAAGCCACCCACTGGCGCCAATCCTCAGGGATAATACTATGAGCACAAACATATTTAGAAAATACATTGATCTTATTAAAGAAGCCGAACAACTTGATGAACTTAGCCCAGATTTATTGCGTAGAGCATCCGATGCCGCTGGTGCTAAAATAACAAGTTTAGCTGGACCAGAAAACAAAGCCGCCAGACAAAAAGCAAGTGGCCAAGAGGAAAAGTTTTATCAAGGTCAAGTAAATAGATCTCAACAAAACCCAGTAGCCGGTAATCAGGCAACATTCAATTCCTACAAAGATCAATTAACCAAAAATGGGTGGACACCTGTAGCCAATCAAGCACAAGCTCAACAAGTAATGCAAAAATTGCGTGTTACAGATCCAGGCACTATGGTATTTGCCAACGGCAGTGAATATGCCGCTCTGAGTCCCCAAGGCAATTTCCAACGCACCAAAGGAACTGCCCAAGGCGGAGCAAGGTTTGGAACAGGATTAAATCCAGGAGTAGATGCTAACCGTCGTTGGAATCCGGCTGCTCTGCCGGGCGGAACTGATACTTTTAAAAGTTAAATAAAAACTTATTTTTAAATATGAAATCGTTTCGCGAATATATCAATTTAATAGAAACCGCTCAACATCCAGGTCTAGGAGAAGGAACTTCTCATCATGTCAGGATGGTAATGAATTTGGCTGCTGATTTGATGAAACAACACGGATTTCGAGCAGTTGGTCAATTGGGTGCCGATGATCTTAAACAGATTGCTCAGAAAACAGATGCAACACTACACGACGTATGCATAATTTTAAATATAGATCATGCGGATACACAAACAACCGAAGGATATTTTCCTGGCGCTCCAGATGTAGCCATGCCTGCCCAAAAATTTAGTAGCCCACAAATAGCAAAATTAACAAAAGAATACAACGACCTACACAGTGTAATTCACAGTTTGGTAGATCGAGCACATGCAGGTGATACAAAAGCACAACAAAAAATTGATCAATGTGATGCTAGAATAGCCGTAGTAAAAAAAGCCCTTGCAGGGCTAGGTGTAGCAACGGAAGGTGTGGCGGAAGGCTTCACTGATACATTAAAATCTGTATGGCGTGGGCTAAAAGCACAAGTTGTTGATATTGTAGCCAATGCAGTTGGGTTACCCGATGACCAACGCCGAGAAGTGTTTGTGCAGGCTGGAAACGAATTCAGTAACGAGGTAATCAAACTTCTTGCCAATCATCCTGCTCGAGACAAGTTAATTCCAATGGTGCGAGAAATTGGCGGATACATGGCAAAAGCCAGGACAGTAGAAGAACTTAAATCATTAATGGACAAGGCCGGTTTATTTTTAGCCGATGTCGAAGCTGGAAAATTCAATCCTCTCAGTGGTGTTGCTAAAACCTTACCTAGCTATCGTGACAAGCAAGACATGGCGGAAGAATCACTTGACGAAGCCGGAACTCCAGACGCTGTGCGTCGTATAGAACAACTGGTCCAGTATAAATAAAGGTGTAGTTCGCGGGACGGCAATCCCCAACTACTCTAACGCTCGGAAGGAGCAATCAGCATGACTACTTATCGTCGCACAAACTATCGTAAGATTTACAAACAATATCACGGCCCTATTCCAAAAGATCAGGACGGCCGCAGTTATGAAATACATCACATAGATGGCGATCATAACAATAACAATCCTGCAAATCTAAAAGCAGTGACCATCCAAGAACATTTTGACATACACTGGGCACAGGGAGACTATGGTGCTTGCTACTTTATGATTTCTCAACGAATGAATAAAACTCCAGAGGAGATTGCTATAGTAGCCAGTAAACAACAACGAGCTCGTGTGGCCAACGGAACACATCATTTACTAGGTGGAGAAATACAAAGAAAGGTAGTAGCAGAAGGCCGCCACCATTTACTCAGTGGAGAAATACAAAGGAAATCTTCTCTTAAACGAGGTGCCGAAGGAACTCTGCCAGCCCAAGGACCTAAAAATCCATTTTGGGGAGGAGAAATCCAAAGAAAATTAGCAGAACAAGGACTTTTGTCAACGCAAATACCTGTATGCTGTATAAAATGTAAACAACAAACTAATATATCAAATTTAGGAAGAAGGCATAGAGATAACTGCAAAAATAATATTGTTATTATAGATGGTGTAATGTATGCGTCAAAATTTGCAGCCGCACAAGCATTAAACACTACCTTGTATTCAATCACTAAAAGGTTAAAAGCATAAATAAAAGATATTACACAGGATAATAGCAATGAACCCATTTTACGACCTAAACAAACGCCTAGCTGATTTATCGGCTAAACAAGATGCTGAACAGATCACTGAAAGTGCCAAGGCTACTGCTCCTAAGAGTCGCTTGGCTCAAGCACTTAACGAGCGTGATCTAGGCAAGCACAACAATGCCACAACAGGTTTTGCGGCCTTGGCTAAAAAAGTTGGTGGTGGTGAAAAAGGCGCTCGTATTGCTGGCGCACAGTTGGCAAAAATGCGAGCCAAAGGTCAAGTTGAAGAAGCCGATATGGAAGAAGGCAACGCTTTCACCGGCGCACTAGCCAAGACACCAAAAGGTGGAAAGTTTAAGTTAGGCGACAAAGAATTTACAGATACAAGCGAGCTTGAGGAAGGGTTTGCCGACATGGATGCTTGGCTAGCAAGTCGTGAAAAAGAAAAAGGCACTGGTAAGTTTGATCGTAAAGAACGCACACTCCCAGGCGGAATGAAAGCAACTACTTACAGCCGTCGAGAAGAAGAGCCAGAGTCTGATGATGATGAAGAAATAACCACAATTACTATCAAGAAAAAAGGTCGTCCAAAAAGTGCTGCACCAAAAGATTCTGAGCGTGTAACTAGCCGCAGCCACAAATATAAAACAGTTGATGGCAAGCGTGTTAAAAAAGAAAAAACCGATGAAAATCTTGACAGTGACGGTGTTATGATGACTCGCCCTACAAATTGTTCTAGCGAAAGTATTGATCCTTCTAAACAAGGTGAATATAACGACGAAGCTGGTATGGCCAAAGACTCTTTGCATACTATTGTTCGCCATGCTCGAGAACTTGAACAAGCACTTCGTAGCAATGAGAACTTGCCAGAGTGGGTGCAAGAAAAGATCGGCCAGATCAAAGGCATGATGAGTAGTGTTACTGATTACATCATCAGCACACACGAGCGTGACATTGAGCACCGCACAGGCCGAGAAGGTCTTACAACAGTTATTCCTGAAAAAGCAGTCAGTAAAGCTCAACGCAAGTTTATGGGCATGGCACACGCTATGCAAAAAGGTGAAAAAATCAAAGGCGCAAGTCCTGAGTTAAAAAAAGTTGCCAAGACAATGAAACCCAGCGACACACATGATTTTGCTGCAACCAAAGAAAAAGGTCTGCCTAAAAAAGTCAAAAAGACTGAAGAAGGTGCCAAACCAGATTTTTTAGATGTTGACAAAGATGGCAATAAGAAAGAGTCAATGAAAAAAGCTGTCGCTGATAAAAAAGACAAAAAAGAAGATAAAGTTGATGAAACCACAGTTTCTGGATCAGTAGCCACTGCCTCTCCAAGCGGTAAATCTAGTTCTGGTGGTATGCAGTTTGGCAAAGGTGTTTACGAAGGATTTAACAACCAAGTTGAATCAATAATTACTGAATCCATTGACGTTACAGAAACAGTCACAGAACACGAAGATGAAGGCAAAACTATTACAGTAACAGCATCAGGTCCAGAAGCTGATATGTTGATGCAGTTGTTGAAAGCAGCTGGATTGTCAGGTTCGAGTCAAGGCTGTCCCACATGCGGTCAATCATCTTGTGGTTGTGAAGCAGTTGATGAGGCATATGGTGACACCGACGAAACATTAAACAATCCAGATTGGCCTACAGACAAAGAAACACTCGAGGCAGAACCTAACTTACGCACATATTCAGGTGGATTGAATGGTCCTAAGAGTACAGGCCAAACAACCGTTCCTGTTGTCGCTGGCCAATTGCGCCGTCAAGCTAGTATGGAAGAGTCAATTGAGCTTGAGCGTAGCTTGTTCAAGACCTGGAAAAATTATAAAGGTTAATTAAAATGGCTATTCAAGTTATTAATGCCGCTGGCAATGTTTTGTGGACTACAGACAAAGCAGAAATAGAGTCTAAAAGTGCAGATGTCACCTATCAAGTGTTTGTTACAGGTCTAGGTAATGCCGCACCCGCGGGCAATCTATATGCTAACGTGGTTGGTGTTCCTAATGGAACAGTCAAACAAATTTATGTTGGCTCTGGTAACTACCTTATTGTAGCTGGAACTACATTTACAGCCAAAGCACTAGGCACACAAAGCTCAGCACAACATAGCGTATTCAACTCTTCTGGGGGTTAATCGTGCGAGCCCGTGAGTTTATCTGTGAACTCAAAGGACACAGAGGCAAAGGCCGTTCTGCCCCTGCTCCAGAATTTGAACGGGCACATCCTGGCCTAGTTGCTCCTGCTGGTCGCGGCGACATGTATATTGGTCGTTACTACGATCATTACCGTGTATCAAGCCTGGCCGGCATGCATCCAGACGATATCGCCAACATGGACGAAGTCAGTTTCTTTGGCAACATGCCAATATTCAGTGGCTATACCGAGCCCGAGCGCGACAAGCTCAAAACAATCATGAAAAAATTGGGCATGAAGCCCAAAGACTACATCAGCACGGGCAGCCACGAACCTGACGACACTAATCA